GTAATATAGAAAAGGAGAAAACATGACAAAAGGCATGCATAAAACAAAAAGTGGAAGAATGGCAAAGAAAGGTCTTTGGTATAATATCCACCAAAAAAGAAAAAGAGGCGGAAAGCCAAAAAAACCAGGAAGTAAAGGAGCACCTACGGCTGCAGCTTTTAGAAGAAGTCAAAAAACGAGTAAAAGCTAATGAGTAGAGAAAATCCTATAAGAAAAACTACCACTAAAGGTGGTAATTATAGACCAACAAAATCTGGAGCAGGAATGACTCAAAAAGGAGTTGCTGCTTATAGAAGAGCAAATCCTGGAAGTAAATTAAAAACAGCCGTGACGGGTAAAGTAAAACCTGGATCAAAAGCTGCAAATCGACGTAAGTCGTACTGTGCAAGAAGCGCAGGTCAACTTAGAAGATCATCAGCTAAAACACGTAACGATCCAAATTCTCGTATCCGTCAGGCACGTAGAAGATGGAAGTGTTAAATGGTAGATTTAGAAAACGTAATATTTAAATTAAGAAAAGCTCTTAATAACAGAATACAGCAGTTGGCAATTTCAGTTACATCTGGAGGGGTTGACAACATGGAAACTTATAAGTATATTATAGGACAAATAAACGCCCTAGAGGCAACTAAACAGGAACTCTCTAACCTGCTAGACGATAAGGAGCAAAATGAGTCAAAAGGCACAGTCATCAATATCAACGGCGCAAAGCCCAAAAATCCTAACACCTAAAAAAGAATTAGTTGGATTAAAAAAATCCAAACCACAAAAAGAAGTTACAAACGAAAAAGCAAAACTTCCTCAACCTACGGGTTGGAGAATGTTAGTTCTTCCATTTAGAATGAATGAAAAATCTAAAGGTGGAGTTTTATTTGCAAATGAAACAGTAGACAAACAACAAGTTGCATCGCAATGCGGAAACGTATTAGCCATGGGATCAGAATGTTATAAAGACAAAGAACGTTATCCTAATGGTCCATGGTGCAAGGTTGGTGATTGGGTGGTCTTCGCGCGTTACGCGGGATCACGTATAGAAATTGATGGTGGAGAAGTAAGGTTGTTAAATGAAGATGAGATTTTGGCAACCGTCAAGAATCCAGAGGATATCTTGCATAAATACTAACATAGAAAAGGAGAACTATGCCAGAAGAAGAAAAGAAAAAACCATTGGATAAAACAGTAGATATAGATACTTCAGGACCTGAAGTAGATGTAGCTGTTGATGAACCAAAGGTTGAAGAGATAATAGAAACGAAAGAAGAACCAATAATCACGGAAGTAGTAAAAGAAGAAACAGTAAAAGAAATAAAACAAGAACAAAAAGCTGACGACTCTAAATTAGAAGACTACAGTAAAGGCGTTCAATCACGTATTGCTAAACTTACTCGTAAGATGAGAGAAGCAGAACGAAGAGAAGCTGCAGCTGTAGAATACGCTTCTTCTTTAGAAAAACAACGTAAAGCTGATCAAGATCGATTTACTAAAATTGATTCTGATTATAATAAAAAAGTTGAAGAGCATGTAAAAACTGGAATGGAATCTGCGCAAAAAAGTTTAGCGCAAGCTATTGAAACAGGTGATGCAGCTGCTCAAGTCGAAGCAAATAAACGTATTGCCGAACTAGCGTTCGAAAATGCGAAAATACAACAAAGACAAGTTGTACAGGAAGAGAAACCTGCACAGCTATCTGACGGTGGAAAACTACCAGAAAGAACTCCACAATCATTACCTGAAGCTGATCCTATGGCTGAAGATTGGGCTGCTAAAAACAAATGGTTCGGAACTAACCGAGCTATGACGTTTACAGCGTTTGAGATTCACAAAGATCTAGTGGAAAAAGAAGGTTATGATCCTAAATCAAATGAATATTATGAGGAAATAGATAAACGTATAAGAGTTGACTTTCCAAATAAATTTGATAATAGTGGAGATATACAAACGACTAGACCCGTACAGTCGGTGGCTTCTGCGAATAGAAGTGCAAAAACTGGTCGCAAAACAATGAGACTCACATCATCTCAAGTAGCAATAGCTAAAAAATTAGGTGTGCCACTCGAAGAATATGCAAAACAATTAAAACTCACGAAGGAGGCATAAGCATATGACAAAAGACAAAAAAACAACTTCTCGTGCGGCTGGAACTCGGACAAAAACTGAACGTCCAAAAGAGTACAAGCCACCATCCTCTCTGGATGCACCCAAAGCGCCTGATGGCTTTAGGCACAGATGGATACGAGCCGAATCAATAGGTTTTCAAGATGCTAAAAACATTTATGGAAGACTTAGAGAAGGATATGAATTAGTGAGAGCTGATGAATATGAAGGATCGGATTATCCAGTAGTTGCCGAAGGTAAATACGCTGGGGTGATTGGAGTAGGAGGCCTATTGTTGGCTAGGATACCCGAAGAACTCGCGAAAGCTCGTGTTGAATATCAGAAGAAACTTACTGAAGGTCAAGACGAAGCAGTTGAAACCGACTTACTTAGGGAACAACATAAGAGTATGCCGATCGATGTCGATCGACAGTCTCGTGTAACCTTCGGTGGTACAAAGAAAAGTTAATTTTTTAACTATTCTCGGGATAACAACCAATTCCCTACTATCGATTTAAATCAACCGTCTATAGAAATATAGACAAAAGGAGTAATAACTATGGCAAATAGTAACACAGCGGGATTTGGTTTGATTTCTGCGGGTACGATTGGTTCTACACCAGCGACTCAAGGACAAGGCAAATACTACATAGATGCCGCGTATGACCAAGACTTATTTCAAGGATGTTCTGTTAAATCAAAAGCAGGATATATCGTGGAAGCGTCTAGTACGCGTACATTTTTATCAATAGGTGTGTTCAACGGTATCTTCTACAACGCTTCAACAACTTTGAAGCCGACGTGGTCGAACTGGTACAACCAACCTATTACTCCAGCTAACAGTGAGGATATTACTTGCTTTGTAATAGACAATCCGTTCCAACTTTTCGTAGGTTCTATGTCGGCAGCAGCAGCTCAAGCAGATTATGGTAAAACATTATCTTTTACAGCAGCTGTTCCAACAGGATCAGAAACTTCTGGACAATGTACTAATACATTAGATGACGGCAATATCCATGCTACCAACAATCAGTGGAGATTAATAAGACTGGCTGAGGACCCTGAAAATAGCGACATGACTGCAGCATATACTTCAGTTGTAGTTGCTCACAACCTTAACCAATACTTACAGAACACTGGTACTGCTGGTATCACTTGGCAATAATAGGAGCATATAGACATGGCAATATCAAGAGCACAACTAGTTAAAGAACTAGAACCAGGCCTAAATGCACTATTTGGGCTGGAGTACAAACGGTATGACAATGAGTCTGCCGAAATATACGTTACAGAATCAAGTGACAGAGCTTTCGAAGAGGAAGTTATGTTATCAGGATTCGCTAACGCTGATGTAAAAGCAGAAGGTCAAGGCGTTTCTTACGATCAAGCGCAAGAGACTTACACTGCACGTTACACTATGGAAACGATCGCGCTTGCTTTCGCAATCACAGAAGAAGCTATCGAAGATAACCTCTACGATAGACTAGCTTCTAGATATACAAAAGCACTAGCAAGATCTATGTCTAACGCTAAACAAGTTAAAGCTGCGGTACCTTTAAATAATGGTTTACCTTCGGTAAACACATTTAAATCTGGTGACGCGGTTTCATTGTTCTCAACAAACCACACTACAATAGCTGGGGCTTGTTCGAACACTTTAACTACGCAAGCTGACTTAAACGAAACTTCATTAGAGCAAGCATTGATTGACATTGCTGCAATGACTGATGAAAGAGGTTTAAAGATAGCTGCTAGAGGCGTGAAGATGATAGTTCCATCTGCTAATCAGTATCAAGCTGAGAGATTATTAAAATCTCAAGGTAGAACACAGACAGCAGATAATGATATTAACGCAATCAACTCTATGGGAATGATTCCTCAAGGATACAGAGTGAACCATTTCTTAAATGATTCTGATTCGTTTTATATTATCACGGACGTTCCAAACGGTATGAAACACTTTGAAAGAACTCCATTGACAACTTCAATGGAAGGTGATTTCGATACTGGTAACGTTAGATACAAAGCTAGAGAAAGATACGTTTTTGGCGTATCTGACTATAGAGGTATCTACGGCGTTGAAGGTGCGTAATCTAAACTAATTATGTGGCGGAACACAGTTCCGCCACATTTTCAAAATACGGTGAGAAAATGAAGAAATTCCTAGTTAAAATCAATGCATATAAATACTACGCTCAATTTGAAGTATTAGCGGAAGATACTGTTGAATCTATTGAAGATTCAATAGTTGACAAACTGGGAGATAAGAGTATAAAATGGGAGTATCTTGGAGAAATGAATGATCCCAAGGTAAATAGAATAACCTATGAGGAGGTTATCGATGGTACACGACCTGTACAAACAAAAAAGGTCCTTGGAGTTGAGGTGGCAACTGGAGTATGAGCAAGAAGGTAGATATACTCTGGATATGGTCAGAATTGATGATAAAATTAGAGAAGTCATCACTGAGATCAAACTCGAGGAAAATAAAATTGCTGATAGACAAAACGCAATTGAAAATGCTGCTGCCCAAGTTTCTGTGGCTACTTAAATAAACGCCACATCGCTGAAATCGTATATTTCTTACACACCCTCTTGCGCTCTATTAAAATCTAATATATAAAATAATCACTATACAATTAATAACAATTATTAAATGTAGACGCGTATAGTCGACTTCCCTAGGGACTACATTTAAGATATTCTAGGAGGAATATTATGGCAAACACATCGTTTAATGGTCCAGTTAGGTCCGAAAAAGGATTTCAACAGATCAATAAAGCTGCTAGCACAGGAACTATAACATCTAGGTTTTTAGGAATGAAACCAGATTTAACTAGTTTAACTGCAACAGTAGTAGCAACTGCGGCAGCATTAACTTACACAGCTAATGTTATCACGGTTAACAACTTTACAGGAGCTGCTGCTCAAGCGGTAACATTACCGGCAGCAACAGTTGGAACTGTAGTAGTTCATTATCAATCAGATGAAACAGCTGGTGGAGTAAACACACTTAAGTTTACTTGCGCTGGTAGTGATGTTTATAGAACAGGATCAAAAGTAGAGAGTAGAACTGCTGGTGCTGCTTCAACTATAGATACGTCTGCAGCGAGTGAAACTATTTTGACGTACACACCTGCTAATGCAGCTACAAATAGTATAACTCATGGTACTTATTTGTATTTCACTTGTTTTGAAAAAGGCATTTGGAATTTTGCTTATGATTTAGCAACAGGACCTACGTTTGACACAGGCGCAGCTGCTTGGAGTTAATAGGTAAATAAAATAATGTGAGCTCCTTCGGGAGCTCACGATTAAGGAGAAAAATATGGGAACATATATAAGCACCGTAAAAGCTACTAATGGAACTGCTTCTTTTGCAATTTTTGCAGGACCTTGTAGAATTTTAGGAATATACTACGTAGCTGATAGCACTGCAGGAACTATTACTATTAAAGATGGTGGTTCATCAGGAACTTCAATTGCTGTTTTTGATACACCTAAAGGCGCTGCTGCTAATGCAGGAGAAAATGTAGCTCAATACATTCCAATTCCAGGTGACGGACTTTATTGCGGAACAAGTGGATATGCAACTTTAAGTGGCGTAGCTAAAGTTACTATATTCTATGGATAGGAGTATAGATGGCAAATACAACATCAGGCTCTTACACATTTGGTAAGACTCTTGCAATCGATGATATAATTTCTGAAGCTTACGAGCGAATCGGCTTAGTAGGATCAGCAGGACATCAGATCCATAGTGCAAGAAGATCTTTAAACATTTTATTTCAAGAATGGGGAAATAGAGGAATTCATTTTTGGGAAATAGCTCAAACTAATATTGATTTAACTGAAGGCACTACTGAATATTCTTTTTACAGAGATAGTGCAGATGGCACAAGTTCCACTACAGCACCATCAAATGGTATTTATGGAATAGCTGATATTATGACAGCTTCTTATAGAACTAATTATAATACTACTACTCAAACAGATTTACCAATGACTAAAATTGCAAGAGACACTTATGCAGCTCTTTCAAATAAATTAACTAAAAGCACACCAAGTCAATTCTGGGTCCAAAGATTCGTGGATCGTACTACAATTACAATTTATCCAACTGCTAATTCTACAGCAGCAGATAATTATATTAGCATTTACTATGTAGCAAGACTTCAAGATGTTGGAGCTTATACAAACGCAGTAGATGCTCCTTATAGATTTATACCTTGTATGGTAGCTGGTTTAGCATTTTATTTATCTCAAAAATATGCACCACAAAGAACACAAGAAATGAAATTATTATATGAAGATGAATTAGCAAGAGCTTTAGCGGAGGATGGATCAGCAGCGAGTACGTACATTACACCGAAAACTTATTATCCAAATATATAATGTCTAAAATAAAAGTTATAAAAGAAGTAATTAAAAAATTTAAACCTAAAATAAAAAGTAAGCGTAAAAAATTATTTCCTTTAGAGACAAAACCAGGACCTGGTAGCAAAGACAAGTTTAAAAAACTTGATCCAAACAGTCCTTATTATAATGTTGATGAATTAGGGTCTCCTCCACTTCATAGAGGCACTGGTCCTTCTGGAGTAGAAAAGAAAAAATTAAAAGAAGCTGGTGAAAGAATTGAAAAATGGTTTAGAAAAAAAGAAGGAAAAGGCCCTGTTAGAGTACAAGAAAAATTACCTGGTATGAGACAAGGTGGTTTAATTAGAGGTTTTCCTAAAATTGCTAAGAAGGGTTGGAGATAATGGGAAAATTTTCTAAAGGTAGAAATGCTTTAATGATTTCAGACCGTTCTGGTGCAGCATTTCCCTATAGAGAAATGGTTCAAGAATGGAATGGTGCATGGGTACACAATTCTGAATACGAACCTAAGCAACCACAAATAGATCCAAGACCGCATGGTGCAGATGCGCAAGCTTTACAGCATGCTAAACCTGCAAGAACAGAATTTGCAACAGAAGATTTTTTACCAAATAATCCTCTTACAACTACAGCAGCTTCAAAAACTTTAAGTATTTCATTTCCAAGTAATGGTTTTAATGATGGCACAACTCATGTAACTTTAAGAGATGTTAAACAACCGGTAGGTGGAGTTGCAGTTGCAACTTTAGAATTAACAACTACATTGAATGGAGCAATTTCTGATTCGGTTACTTCATTAACATTAGCAGATTCATCTGCTTTTCCAAGTTCAGGATATATTATGATTGAAAAAGTATTAACAGAAAGTGATACAAGCAATCCCCTTCTTGTTGGAAAATATCGAAATGAAGTAATTCAATACACAGGAAATAATACAGGAACAAATGTTTTATCTGGTTTAACAAGAGGCACAGCGGCACCATATAGAGGAGAGACACCACCAAGCACAACAGCTAGTTCACATGTTACTGGAGCTAGTGTATTTGGTTCTTATTTAGCAACAGCGGTTGGAACAAGTTATGAACCTGTAAGTCCACCACAAACAGAAACTCAATATAATTCATTAACAGTGCAATTAGTTTCTAACGCAACAAGCACTGACACAGGGGGCGGTTTTAATTGTACAATTGGACCCGTTAATGATAGGTATTATTAATTATGGCTGGAATTAGTTACACCACATTAGTTACAATGATCAGGAGCTACACAGAGGTAGACGATACTGTATTTACTACAGCTATTTTAGAAAATTTTATTTTAAATGCTCAACATAGAATAAGTGGTGATGTACCAGTTGATTCTGATAGAGTTGAGTATGAAGGAACTTTAGCAGCAGATGTTAATACTGTTAGAGTACCTACTGGAATGCTTTTTGTAAGAGGAGTTCAAGTTTTTAATTCTACATCTAGTAGAACAGTTCAAAGTACTTGGCTTCAAAAAAGAGATAGAACTTTTATAAATGAATATGTGGGAAAATTAACAGGTCCTGAAGGATCTCAAACTGGTCAAGATGTGACTGGATTACCTAAATATTATGCAATGTTTGGAGGAGCGACTGGAGATGGATCAACTAATTCAGGGAATATAATAATGGCACCCACTCCTGACGCTAATTATTTAATAAATATTCATGGAAATGTCACTCCAGATACTTTGGAATCAGGGAATGTTACTAATTATATTAGTCTTAATTACCCTCAATTATTATTATATGCTTGTCTGGTAGAGGCATATGGATTTTTAAAAGGTCCAATGGATATGTTGACATTATATGAAAATAAATATAAACAAGAACTAACTAAATTTGCAAGTGTGCAAATTGGGAGACGGAGAAGAGACGATTATACGGATGGTACTGTTCGTATACCAATCGAATCACCGCCTCAATAATTAGGAGATAACTATGGCAATAACATCAGCAATTTGTAATAGCTTTAAACAAGAAATTCTAGAAGCAGAACACAATTTTACAGCTTCAACTGGAAACACTTTTAACTTAGCTTTATACACTAGCTCTGCAACTTTAGGAGCATCAACAACAGCTTATGCAAGCACGAATGAAATAACAAATACTTCAGGAACTGCTTATTCAGCTAAAGGGAAAGCATTAACAAGTGTTACACCAACTTTAGATTCATCAACTGCAGTTTGTGATTTTGCAGATGTCTCTTGGACATCAGCTTCTTTCACAGCTAATGGATGTTTAATTTTTAATGATTCACATTCAACAGACGCAGCAGTTTGTGCGGTAGCATTCGGTGGTGATAAAACTGTATCAAGCGGAACTTTCACAGTTCAATTTCCAGCAGCAGCAGCAACTACAGCGATAATTCGTATAGCATAAGGAGGTAAGTCCTTATGGCCTACGTAAGAACATTCACCGTCACGGTTAGTGGTGGTAAATATTTCATTGATAGTGTTCAACAACCAACTATAAATATAGCAGAAGGTGGTCTATATAAATTTGATCTTTCTGATAGTTCTAACGAAGATTATATTTTTAGATTTTCAACAACAAGTGATGGCACACATTCAGGTGGTTCTATTTATACAACAGGAGTTGATATTTCAGGAACACCCGGAAATTCCGGTGCTTATCTTCAAATTCAAGTAGCAGATGGTGGAGAACAACCAGCTGCACCTGATCCTCTTTATTATTTTGATACCACTACCTCTAATATGGGAGGTCAAGT